TTGTTGTTCTTCCTCGCGAAGTCGAAGCTCTCCGCGAACACTTCGGAGTATTTCGGAGTCTTCCCCACGGGTGCTGGCTTCGCGTCTGTCCCCATCGAGATCGTGCAGGTCGAAACCTCCCTGCTCTTGTCGTCAAGGCCGAGAACGTGGCGCTGCAAGGTGAAGCTGCCCCACTTGCCGGTGGGCGCGTCGCGGCCCTTGGTGCATTCAACATACCGCACGGGGTTTGCGTCGGTGTGAAAGATCTCGAACACTGTGTCGAAGCCAGCGTGGAGCGCGGAGCCCCCGCGTGCGCCGGTCCCGTTCTTCGGTGGGTGGTGGGTGACGACGACAAGGCAGTCCAGCCGCGCGGAGATCTGCTCGAGGGCCTTTACGGCCTTGGCGCAGTCAGTGTTGCTGTTCTCATCTGCCAAGAGGCCGACAGAGGCCAGCGTGTCGATAACGATCATCCCGAGGCGCTTGCCATACTTCTCCTTGAGATCTTTCGCCTTGGCGACGATGTCCTCGATCGCTTCCCGCAGCGCAGTGGAGTCGCCGAGGGTCGAGACAGACATCGCGGAGACTGGGATCTTACCGCCGAGAACCCGCAGACGGTTCGGCATACCGCCGACGCCTTCGCCAGAGAGGATGATCGCCGCGCATTCCTCGTCAGGCTTCACCCCGAAGAACTCTTCGCCCTTGGCAAGGCAAGCCGCAAGGCGAGCGGTCAGAAAGGTCTTGCCTGCACCAGAGGGGGCGACAAGCAAAGCCGTTCCCACCCGAGGGAGCCGTTCATAAAATAGCCATTGCTGGTTCAGATTGATCGGGTCGCCAGCGTCGATCCACTTGCTACGCTTGCGCGGCGGCTCAGGGGGCATCTCGACTCCCGCAAACTCTATGGCGGGAGAGGCAGAGCCCGCCGGGTTCTGCGCGTACTGGTAGGCGTTCGTTACTTTCGCCTGAAGCTCTTCGAGGCTCCACGGCGGGGCGCAGCGGTCGTTCCAGAAGTCGAGCAGCATATCAAGCGCCGCCGTTGCCGAGAGGCCATAGTCCCGCAGCTTGCAGGCGACGCCGTAGGCGGTGTGGTCCCCGCCGTCCCCCTCGAGGGATAAGGGCGCGGAGTAGATAAGCCAATGTTTGGCGATCGCGTAAGCGGCCTCGGTGTCCTCCTCGATCACGACCAAGGGCTGCTCTACCTTCTCTTTGGTCTCGTACAGACGCGACACGATCTCTTCAGGGATCTCGAGCAGCGCGGTGTCGTTCTCCAAAACGTATTCGCCCTGCTCAGTCACCGAGCCCGGTGCGATCACATAGCCGTTGTGCGAGCGCGTATCCAGACCCGCGCCCAGCTTCCCGGCGGTGTTGTCGGTGTTCTTCTTTGAGAAGTAGTAGTAGTGCCAGCCGCCTGATGGCGTCCGCACCGTGAGAGTATTGCTGCCGATGTCGAGATCGAAAAAGCTCGCGGCCCCCGGCTTCCCGCCTTTGACGTCTACGTCAATGACGCACAGCCCTTTGCAGTACACCCCGACGTTGTAGAAAGGGTTCTTCTCCCACCACTTTCTGATCTGCTCGGGGTTGATAGTCGAGCGGCGCTGCCAATCCCTGACCGCCGGCACCTTGCCGCCAGCGAGGAGCGGAAAGACGCGGAATCCTCTCGCGGCCCAAGCGAGCGCGTATTCTGTCATGTCGCGCAATTTACTTCTCCACGAAAACGTAGGTTCCCTTGACCGCACCGGGGAGGATCTTCGCCTCGCCCCGCACGTTGTACCGCGACAGGTAGCTCCCAATGGCCATCTGCGTGCGGCGTCTGCCCAGGACGGGCCTGCGCTTGTAGATAAGAAAGTAAATCTCTTCGACAGACGCCATCTGGTGCTCGACCATAAAGTCGTGCAGGCGCTGCATCTTCGGTGCCCCGTCAGGCGGCCTATTTGACATAGCGAAAATCCTCCCACGCGCTTACCGCCACAGGCAAGCCGTCCGCCCAGTCAGGCACAATCGACATAATCTCCGACAGCTCCCCGACGCTGCCCTGCCCGTCAGGCAGCTCGCAGATATTCTCGTCGTGGACTGTCAGCACGAGCGGGTAGCCCGCGTCTTCGAGGCGGAACATACTCTCGACGAGCACGTCCCTCGCGACCGCCTGCACGATGTTCTCGCACTGGAGGCCGCCATAGAGGCGGTTCTCGCCCCACTTCTTAGTGACGCTATCGACGCCCCAGAATTGAACTTGGGGGNGGCTCTTGCGCCCGTCAGAGGGATCTGTCCAGACGATACTTGGCGAGGCGTAGGCCAGCACCCGCATCGAAGGCAGACGGCACCAGAGGAAACCGTGCCGGCACAGGTAAGAAACCTTCCCCCTGAAGACTGGCACCTTGAGCCCCGGTGTCCGCACAGCCTCGATGGCGGCGCTCTGAAGCTCCCACCAGCCGCTTACGATCTCGGGGTGAGCAGAGCGCCACGCGGTCTTCAGCTCCTCCGCGCGGTCATCGGATACGACGACGCCGAGGTTCGCGCCCATCTTCTGGAAGGCGCGGACACCCCCTTGGTAGCCCATAGATAGCTCCATGACCTTGCCGATCTGGCGATGATCCTTGGTGACGTCCTCGATGTCGATGTGGAAAGCCTTGGCGTAAGCGAGCTTGTACAGGTCGGCCCCGATGCCGTTGTCGTAGTCGAAGAAGGCGTTGGTCTTCCACTGCTCCCCCGAGAGCCAAGCGTTCACCCTGCCCTCGATGTTCGCGTAGTCAGCACCAAGGAGGCGGTGCCCTGGCGCGGCGGTTATCATCGAGCGCAAGGCGCGCGAGAGGATCTCCAGCGGGTTTTCCCAGTGCAGCGCGGCGTGCGCGAATGCAGCTTTCGGATCGTCGTTCGCGTGAAGTATCTTGTGCAGTTCGAGAACGTCGTCAGCGGCATCGAGGATGCGAGGGAGGTTCTGCGGCTGGATCAGCCGGCCAGCCCATCGCCCGGTGGACGCGCCGTGGTAGTTCAAGGTTCCGCGCACCCGGCTGTCGGCGCAGACGGAGTTCTCCATCGCGCGGTACTTGGCGACGGACGACTTCGCGGAAGCACGGCGAAGCTCTACGACCTCTCTAGCCTTTTCGTCGTCAAACATATCCGCGCACACCAGCACGTCCTCGATACTGCCCTTGGCAAGCGAGGCAGTGACAACGCCCCGGCTGCCGAGCCACTCGACGATCTTCGCTACCTCTGTGGACTTCTTCACCGCGCCTTCCGTCAGCACCGCCATGCGGGCGTTCGCGGCCTTGACCGCGACTTCCGCCACAGCCTTCGCGCGCCGCACGGCTTCGATGTCGATCTGGACGCCACGGTGATTGATCTTCTGGTCGAGCAGCCACACGCGGCGCTCGGCTCTCGAGAACTTGAGCAGCACGCGGTCGGCTTCCGACTCGGCGTAAACGTCTTGCTCGCAGTAGTCGCCCAGGCGGCGCAGACGCTCCTCGTCTTCCCACCAGTCGATGCTGCCGTCGGGGTGAATCTTGCGGGGCTTGCACATTCTGAGCATCAAGCGGTGCCCCTCGGCGTCCTTCTGCGACTTCAGGCCCAATGCCCTGCCAGCCGCGTCAAGGCTCTGAGGAAGCGCCAGAACCGCCGCACGGGCCATTGTGCAATCCGTCTGCTCGATCGGGAGGAGCGGGAAGCCGCGCGCGGGGGCGATCAGCTTGTTCCAGCACTCTCGGTCAAACGCGATGTTATGGCCGATGACGATGCCCCCAGACCGAATGTGCTCGGCGAGGAGACCCAACTCCCCTTCGCCGAGCACAAGGCCGTCGCCCACTCTGAACCGCACGACGATACACTCTGTCGTAGGATCCTCGAAGTAACGGTATAGCCCTGCGGACTTTAGGTCACAGGTCGATCGCGTCTCAACGTCTAAGTGGGCAGCAACTTTCATCAGTCGAACAGCCCGCCAGCATCAACGTCGCTGTCGATGTCGAGGCTCACGCCAGCGAAGGCGTCGGCAATGCTCTCGCCGCCACCGCCGAGGTTCTTGTCATCGGCGACAAGCATCACAGACTGAAGGCCAAAGGACGTGCCTTTGTTCACTCCCTTGTCGTAGGTGTACGGGCGCAGCGTGCACACCGCCCAGACGCCGGGGTAGACCCGGCTGCTGTCGGTGACAACAACGCCATTCGCATCAACAACAACCGGCTGGCGGTCAGAGGTAGGGGAGAGAAAGACCCCGCCCTCGTTGTATCCGTCGTAGCGCAGCATATCAGCCTGATCCTTGAACGGGGACTTCAGCTTCGGGCCTTTAGGTGTGCCAGCGTCGGCCCACTTGGCCTTCGTGACCTTGCCCGCTTCCTCCTTCAGAATGCTGATGTCAGCACCCACGGGGAAAACAAGGTTCGCGCCGTACTTGCCCTCGAGGTTCGGCGGCACAGGCTTCGAGCGACTGAACAGGTTGGGAAAGCTCAGGCGCACAGGGCTGGTGCGGAGATTGCCGTTCGGGAGCACAGTGCATGGCACTTTCGCTTGTGCGTTCGCAATCCACTCAGGGCTCTTGTTTGAGGTAGCATCGGCCATCATTAGTTCCTTAGTCACCGAGCTGAACAGAGCCGAACTCTGCCGCGACAGGCGAAATGCCCGCTCGTTTGTCGCTCGAGGGGGCCGTTGTCAGCCCCGACGATTCCTTGATTGTAAAGCGAAGGGTGAGATCCCTCTCCGCCTGGGCGTACTGCTCCTTGGGGATGTAGCTCTTGAGCAGACGCTTGGCCTCGGTGATCCCCACCAACTTGCGCGGCTGGGTCAGCTCGTCGGGGATACCATATGTGAGATCGAGATATGCAGAGACCTCATCCTCATGGGAAACCCACTTGCGACGGGCGACTTTCTCGACAACTTTGAAGCCGGGGACTTCGACACCAGAAAGAAGAAGCTGGTCCACTCGTTCCCGAATTGCCCCGATCCACGGTGAAAGGTTATCGTATGCTTCGAGGACGCGGGCGAGCTTAGCAGTGTCGTCCATTCGCACAGTCGCAGAAAGATCTGACGCCTCAAGATCCTCAAACGCAACTCCCTTATAATCATCGAGGCATTCCTTCACAAAAGCGTCTGCCCGTGCAGTGCAGATAGTGGCAGCGGGGCAAAAGCGGCAGTGATCGCCAGCGACAAGAGGCGCGTTATCAGTTTTGCAAAGCGCGATCGCACTATTCAACTCCTCTGGAAAGTCGATCACCTCGTACATCGGGAGCGACCAACGCTTGATGCCGTCGTTGTCTCCGGCGTTGTGCGCGCGGGGCTGTACGATCACCAGCTCGATCTCAGCGACCTCCCACTCAGGGTGAGACTGGCTCGCGCCGAGAGCGTAGAACTTGAGCTGGACGTTGTCCTCCGCATCGACAAGGATGCCCGCGCCGTGCTTGTAGTCGAAGATCGTCAGCTTGCCGGTGCCGTGGTTGAACACCAGGGCGTCGTTGGTCCCGAACACTTCGCCATCTGGCGCGGCTGGAACAGAGATCTTGAACCGCTGCTCGACTTCCATGTCGCAGGACTGGGCGACTTCCCCCCAAACCGCGTTGAGGTAGACGTTCACCGCATCGACCATGTCTCGGGGGTGCTCGTCGCCCAGAAATCGGTCTGCAGACGTGAGGCCGCTTTCCAAGCAACGCTCGGCAAGGGCGTGGGCCTTGGTCCCCTCCTCTGCATAAACAGAGGAGGGGGCTTCGGGGGCGAGTTCGGCCAGCGCAATCGAGCCGGGGCACTTCATGTACCGCGAGGCTTGCGATCCGCCGAAAGGGCTATGTGTTGTCATTGCGATTGTCCTTCTCTCCGCGCGTACCTAAACGCGATCAGACGTCCTCGAGCATGGCAACGCAGCGAGCGTAATCTTCGGGCTTCACGCCCCCGAAAGTCTGGCTGTCGAACAGGCGCTTGAGGTTGTCCTTGATGATCGCGCCGTTCTTCGGGTTCCGACCGATCGCCCGTCCGCCCGCGTCCTTAACGTCTTGGAGGGTGAACTCCTTCAGCATCGGGTGCTGCTCGGGCTCGGCGTCCGAAGAGGTATCGCTGGGTTCGGGAGTTGAGGACTGCGGCTGCGAAGAAGCAGTCGGGGCAGAAGGCTCCGGTGCTTCCGGGGCCGGGCCAGTTTCCGCCGCAGGCTGGGCATCGGCTTTCTTGGCGGGCCGACCACGCTTGGCCAAAGGGAGTTCGATTTGGACTTCCTCCTCAACCTTCTCCTCCGGGGTGTTCCGGGCAAACAGGCGGGTGATCTCCTCGAGGGTCTCGCCCTCGATGGTCAAAGTGAACTTCGTCATACGGTATCTCCTTGTGAGGCGTAACGGGTTAAGCGGAAAGGGCCGAAGTGTCAATCCTCGACCACAGCAATCGACGCTGTTTTCCGCGCGACCGATTCGGCGACAGTCTCGTCAATGGATTTGGCGAGACTTATGAACCGGACATGAACGTGATCGCCCTGCCCGATGCGGTGGACACGCTTGATCGCCTGGGCGTTGTCGGCTGGCACCCAAGAGCTCTCAAGCATGACAAGCTGTGAGGCTGCGGTCAGCGTAATCGCCGTCCCTGCGGCCTTGATATTGCCAAGGAACACTTTGCAGTCTGGGTCTGTCTGGAACCTAGTGACTGCCGGCCCGCGCTCCTTCTCGGAAATGCCGCCGTCGATCCTCGACCACCCGATCTTATGGTGGTCCAGAACGTCGATTAGGACTTCGATCGGGCGGGTGTGCGCGCACATGACGACAACCTTCTCGAGACCTCCGGCGAGCTCCTCGATGAGCTGCGCGGCGAAGACAGGGGCCTTCGCCTCTCCTACCAGACGGCGCAGCGTGGCGCTGTGCGCGGCCTCGAGGAAGGAAAGCCCGCCCTTGTTCACCGCGTCGAGCACTGCGGTGTCTAGGCCGGGGTGCTGCGCGATCAGCGCGTTGATCTCGCGGGTGTCGCCCTCGATCGTCTGCGTCGTCACCCACAAAGGAGGCAGATCTAGCCCGGCGTCCTTCTGGTTCCTGCGGATGCTGTAGGCAGCGATCAGCGCCTTCAGCTCAGGCACTGTCTCCTTGCGCGGGGTGTAGCTCGCACTGAACGAACCCATCTTCGCCACAAAGTAGCGATCGGTGAAGTGGCGAAGGCTCAGAGACGTTGCGTGGCAGAAGCGCAGCCATGTCCAGATGTCAGAAGGATCGTTCGCCATAGGGGTGCCGGTCAGAAACCAGACGTGGGCGGCCCAACGAGCGTAGCCGAAAGCCCCGTCGCACTGGTGGCTCAGAGCCGCTCGCGTGCGCTGGGCGTGAGCGTTCTTCAGATAGTGCGCTTCGTCAAAGATGCAAAACTCCATCAGATCCCGCGTGAGCTCCTTCTTCCAGCTCGTCGCCTTCTCATAGGACAGCAGGAGGACGTCTGCCTTGCCCCGCAGCCAGAGATTAAGGTCGTCATTCTTCAGCCCCTTGATAACCCGCCGGGGCCGATCAGAGAACTTCTTGATCTCGTGCTGCCAGACAGATCGAGCCGAAGCCGGGCACACTACGATGCCCCGCTCGAGCCCGAGCTTGTCGAGAGCTGCTACCGCCTGGGCAGTCTTGCCTAGGCCCGGAGCGTCGAACAGCCCGCCGCGCGTCTGGCTGGCGAGGAAGTCCCTGCCCTTCTCTTGGTAGGGGAATAGCTCAAGCATCTTTTTTCACCCTTGGCGGAAGCCCGAGAAGCGCCCTCGCCTCGTCGGCGGAGAAGTGCTT